ACCGCAAGGGTGAGTACACAATCACCACGCAGGGCCTCTTGATCGCTCGCCAGCAAGGCAAAACCCATTTAGCGCGTATGCGCATCCTCTATGAACTGTTCGCCGAGCCACGCAAGAGCCGGGTGATCGGTCTCTCGTCCAATCGCAACATGGCTATCGACACCTTCCGTCAGGTTGTCTCAGTCATCGAAGCCAATGATGAACTGATGGCCATGGTCAAGCAGATCCGCTATGCGAACGGTCAAGAGTCGGTCACCTTGCTCGATGGCAGCATGTATGAGATCGCAGCCGCTACCCGAGACGGTGTTCGAGGCAAGACCGCGCATCTGGTGTTCGTGGACGAGTTGCGCGAGATCACCCGGGAAGCATGGGCAGCCATCCGGCCTACCACCACAGCCACCAACGGAGTTTTGCTTACGGCTTCCAACGCCGGTGATGCGTTTAGCGATGTACTGAACACGCTACGCGAGACGGCCTTGAGTTACCCACCTAAGTCCTTGGGCTGGTGGGAGTACTCGGCTGAGCCATTCTGCAAACTAGATGACGTGACCCAGATCTTGCAGGCCAACCCGGCTATTGGCTACACGACCAAACTGGAGACCATTCAGGAGTACATCAAGACTGCCAAGGCCGAGGATGCCCGGACGGAGCACCTGTGCCTCTGGGTTGATGCCATTTCTAGCCCTTGGCCCTATATGGCCTTTGAGAATCTGACGGTGCAGGGTTTGAGCATGAACCCCGGTTCACTCACCATTTTTGGCATAGATACGGCCGTGACCAAGAAGAAAGCCAGCCTCGTAGCAGCCCAGTTGATGCCAGACGGCAAGATTGGCGTAGGCATCATGCAGCAATGGGAGTCAGACGTAGCGATCGATGAACTCAAGGTCGCTGCCGATATCAAGGCTTGGTGGGATAGATATCGACCCCGGATGCTGTGCTACGATAAGTATGCAACCGCCAGTATCGCCTCTCGGCTAGAACAATCTGGTTGTAAGGTTGTCGATATGTCGGGCCAGATCTTCTACACAGCGTGTAGTGATCTGCTCGACAGCATCGTGAACAATCGAATAGTCCACTCTGGCCAGACTGAGTTGGTCTCGTCAATGAATAATTGCGGAGCAAAGATCAACGATGCAGGTTGGCGCATTGTGCGCCGTAGATCCGCGGGGGATGTATCTGCTGCGATAGGTCTGGCCATGGTGGTCCACCAGTTACTCAAGCCGGTGTCGAAACCGGCTATCTTTGCCTGAAATGTCCTAATTGTGTGGTATCCTTTAGGTCATGGCATTCTGGGATCGCTTCCTCATTCAAGCACCTAAGGTACAAAGCGAGGTCAAGGCTCAGTATGCCCCTGCCGTTATGGGGGATGATTTTGGGTATTTCAACACTCAACTCATTACAAAGGTTAGCCGAGATGTTGCTATTTCTTTGCCCGCCATCGTCAGATCTCGCAATCTCATTGCTGGCACAATTGCAAGCATCCCGTTGCACCTTTACCGTAAATCTACCGGTGAAGAAGTCGGAAGCCCAAAGTGGCTTGAGCAACCGTCACTTCATCAGCCACGATCAGTAACGCTTGCATACACGGTCGATAGCCTTCTCTTCTACGGAGTCGCATATTGGCAAGTTACTGAACTCTATGCTGATGATGGCCGTCCGGCACGATTCCTTTGGATTGCACCAACTCGCGTAACACAGCAAGTCTCATCCGATAATCAATTCGTTACGCAGTACTACATCGATGGCGCACCAGTACCGATGCAAGGTCTTGGCTCGCTCGTTACATTCCAAGGACTTAGCGAAGGCATCCTGAACACCGGCGCGACTATCATCCGTCAAGCCTTTGAATTGCAAAACGCAGCGCATCGCGCAGCAGTCGCACCAATCCCATCCGGCGTAATCAAAAACACCGGAGCAGACCTAAGCGAAAACGAAGTTGCTGCATTGCTATCGCAATGGAAGGCTGCACGTCAAAAGGGATCGACCGCATATCTCACCAGCACTCTCGACTATATGCCCACGTCATTCTCACCCAAGGACATGGGCTATGCAGATCTCATCACTCAAGTCACCACACAGATTGCCCGGCTTTGCAATATCCCGGCTTACTATCTCTCGGCTGATGAGAACAACTCGATGACCTACGCGAATGTCCAAGACGAGCGCAAGCAACTCATCAGCCTTGCTTTGCAACCGTTTATCACAGCGATTGAATCGCGCTTGAGCATGGACGATATTACAAACAGCCAAAACTATGTTCGCTTTGCTGTTGATGAGACTTTCCTACGGGCAGACACTATGGAACGTCTAACAGCAATCGAGAAAATGATCCAGATCGGTCTCATCACCGTTGAGCAGGCGCGTGAGATGGAAGACCTATCACCGAACGGAGACACCAGTGAAATTGAACTTTAGCGTTAGCGACATTCAGGCTGACGAAGGCCGCCGTCTCATCTCCGGCAAGATTTTGCCGTTCGACAACGAGATTGGCCAGACCAATGTTGGTAAGGTCAAGTTTCGCAAGGGTTCGGTCAAGTGGGATGATGCCAAGAAGATCAAGTTTCTCCTTGAGCATGACGGTCGCAAGCCACTAGGTCGCGCCCAGTCCATCATGGCCGAGGACGATGCGCTTTATGCCACGTTCAAAGTATCAGCCACAACCCGAGGTAACGATGCTCTGATCGAGGCCAGCGAGCAACTCAGGTCTGGCTTGTCGGTTGGTGTGGAAGTTATCGATTCCGTCCGAGTCGGAAACGTTCTCGAAGTTATCGAGGCGCGACTTGAAGAAGTTTCTCTGGTATCCGCAGCGGCATTCAAGTCGGCTGAGGTGCTCGAGGTTGCTGCATCCGAGGTGGATGTAGTTGAAGACAACAACAACGAAAGCGAGGCATCTCAAGTGGAGAACACCACCCCTGAGACCGTTGCGCCTGAGGCAGTCGAAACTCCAGTAGAGGCCTCACGTCCAACAATCACCGCTGCCGTTGCTTACGCGAAGCCACGCATTGAGGTTACTCCGGGTGCATACCTTGAGAACACCGTCCGTGCATCGTTGGGCGATGATTCAGCCCGTCAATGGCTCGCAGCAGCAGCAGACACAACCGACAACGCTGGCTTGATCCCAACCCGGCAACTTTCCGAGGTTATCAATCCTCTTGCAAACGCAGACCGTCCATCGATCGACTCCATCAGCCGTGGCACTTTGCCTGATGCTGGTATGACCTTCGAGATTCCAAAGTTGACCCAAGCCCCAACGGTTGCAGTCACAGCGGAAGGCGCAGCACCATCCGACACCGATCAGAATGTCGCATTTGTTACCGTGAACGTTCAGAAGTTCGCAGGACAGCAGACCTTCTCAGTCGAGTTGCTCGATCGTTCAAGCCCGGCGTTCTTTGCTGAACTCACACGCCAGATGCAGTTTGCATACGCAAAGGCAACAAACGCACGCGTTGCGGCAGTTGTCGGCGCAGCCGCTACCGATGGTGGAAACCGCACCATGTCGGCAGCAAACCTTCTCGACTTCATCAGCGATGCAGCAGTCGATATCTACAAGGAATCCCTTGGCTTTGCGACCAACGTAGTTGTCTCGCCAGAGCAATGGGGCGTAATCATGGGCTTGATTGACGGCTCAAACCGTCCTCTCTATGTCCAGACCATCAACCCACAAAACGCATCGGGTAACCTGACCCCGACCGGCGTTCGTGGCAACATCAACGGTCTCAACCTTTATGTAGATCGTTCACTCTCGGGAACTGGCGATGGCACGATCGTTGTTCTCAACCCAGAGGGTTACACATGGTATGAGTCGGGAACATTCCGTCTCGAGTCCAACATCATCGCTTCCGGCCAGATCAACGTTGCGCTTTACGGTTATGGCGCAATCGCGACCAAGGTGGCTAAAGCAGCGTACAAGTGGATGGTTGCATAACCCATTCAGTAATCGTGACCCCGGTTCGAGGCTCGGCCGGGGTCACCCCTAACAGAGAGGATCAAAATGCCAGCAACATACGTCACCGTGGCTGAGTTGCGCACCAACCTCGGCATTGGCACTCTCTATCAAGATTCCGTAGTTGAGGAAGTCTGCCAGTCAGCCGAGAACCTACTCAAAGAGAAGTTGTGGTTCAACGAGCAGACCGTGGTTGCCATCTCAGCCCAAGACACGACCGGGCGCATCTACATTGCCGAGAATGTCCAGCAGTTCGTGGTTGGCGATGTAGTGACCATCGAGAACGTGCGCCAGCATTACAACGGCAGCAAGACCATTACAGCCGTCAAGAATAACGGCGAGCATTATTTAGAATTCGTCAATGCCCAGATAACGACTCGCGAGAAGCACAGCATTGCGCCTTATGGCCGAGTCTTCGGATCTACCAGCATCGATTACGCCACCCTCCCACAAGTCCGTGAAGCAGCCATGATGATTGCAGTTGATATATGGCAAGCCCGGCAGATGTCGGCCACCGGTGGTATAAGTCCAGATTTCCAGCCTTCACCCTATCGAATGGGCAATACGCTCATGGCCCGAGTCCGTGGCCTTATCGCTGATTATCTTCACCCCGGCGGTCTCGTAGGATGAGCGCGATCACAACCCTACGAGGAACGCTAGCAACCGCACTAGCAAGCGCATCGGTGTGGTCTGTGTTTTCCTTTCCTCCGGCCACACCGATTGCCAACTCATGCGTAATCAGCCCGGACGATCCGTATATCGTGCCAAGCAATGACGGCTACATAACCGTTGCGCCTTTGGTCAATTTCAAGATTACGCTTATCAAACCTCTGTTCGACAATCAAGGCAACCTGAACGGCATGGAAGATTACATTCTGGAACTGTTCAGCAAGTTGGCAGCCTCAACAGTCAAGTACACCATCGGCGAAACCCAAGAAGAAGGAAGAACCCAATGGCGATCACGCTGAATAACAAGGTAGGGGTCAAGATCGATACTGTGGATTTCAGCGATCTCGTCACCGCCGCAACCCTCAACATGGCGTTTGAGGAACTCGAAGTAACCGCAATGGGCGATACTGCTCGTCAGTACGTCAAGGGGCTTGAGACCGCAACCCTCACGCTCTCGTTCCTCAATGACCCAGCCACCAATGAAATCCTTGATGAACTTCTTAGCAACTACGGAGCAACCGTAGGCGTAAAGATGGTTCAGGACACAAGCACGGCAGTTGCAGACGGCAACAAGTTGTACACCTTCGACATTCTGGTCAATAATCTGACCCCTATCAACGGTGCTACCGGCGATCTGTCCTCACAGGATGTAACATTCACCGTGAACAGCGCAGTAACGGTAGCCGACACCGGCACATTCTAAGGAGCAAGACATGGCGAGCCTCAAAATTGTCCAAACGGACGGAACTACAACTGAACACAGAATCACACCAGCCGTAGAGTTTGCCTTTGAACAACATCACAAGATTGGCTTTCATAAGGCCTTCCGTGATCGTGAGCAGCAAGGCGATCTCTACTGGCTGGCGTGGGAGTGCCTTCGACGATCCGGCACGACCGTCAAGCCCTTTGGGATGGACTTCGTTGCAACGCTCGACAGCGTGGAAGTAGTCGAGGACAGTTTCCCAAAATAGACCGGGATTCGGTCACTTACCTAATCGCCCAACTTAGCGTTGAGACCGGAATCCCACCAAGCGAATGGCTGGCGATGGATGAGCGCATGTTTCGCGCCATCCTTGCCTACTTGAATGAAAAGGGTAAGGCGGTGAAACGTGCCAGTAAGGGTACAAGGCGTAAATGAAGTCAAGCGCGCCTTGCGTAAGTTTGACCCTGACCTATTCAAGGAAATGAACAAGGAAATTGGCACGGCCCTCAAAGGCATCACCAATGATGCTAAGTTAGATGTGGCTCAAGTATTTTTATCTGGTGCAGCAGACACCGGGGCAGTTCGCAAGTCGCGCACAAGCCGTAAGGATGCCTTTCCGGTATATAACTCATCCACGATCCGCAGAGGCTTGACTTATAGCCTTGCCCGGAAGCGTGGAAACACAAGCGGCTGGACTGCCGCCTATTCGTTGCTCAACAAGTCGCGCATCGGTGCAATCGTTGAAATTGCTGGCACAAAAAATCCGTACGGTGATCCACGGAGTCGATCAAACAATCCTCAGGCTGGCCGTCAATTTATCGAAGCCTTGAACACCGACATTGGCACGATTGAAAGGGTTGGCAAAGGCCGTGGCCGTTTGATGTACCAAGCCCTTGCAGCCAATCAAGGCCGTGCGCGAGATGCCATCCTCAGGGCTATTGAAGCAGCAGCGACCAAGTACAAGGCGGCAACCCGATGACAATCACGATCCCAATTATTTCTGAATTCCAAGGTAAGGGATTCAAGCAGGCACAACAGCAAACATCAATGCTGGACAAAAGCCTCAAAAGACTTGGTATTACTCTCGGTGCTGCCCTTAGCGTGCGCAAGATTACCCAGTTCAGCAAAGCATCGGTCAAAGCCTTTATTGAGGAAGATAAGGCCGTTCAGGCCTTGGCTCGCAACCTGCAAAACTTAGGCATTGCCTATGACGTGCGCCCGGTTGAAGAATACATCCGCACCTTGCAATATGCGACAGGCGTGGCGGATGGTGAACTTCGTCCGGCGTTGCAGCAATTATTGACCAGCACCAAAAATCTAACCGTCAGCCAAGACTTGCTGAATCTAGCCCTTGATGTATCGGCCGGAACAGGCAAGAGCCTTGGCAGCGTAGTCCAAGCGTTGAGCCGTGCTTACCTTGGCACAAACACAAGCCTGACTCGATTGAACATTGGCTTGAGCAAAGCAGACCTAACTAGCAAAAGTTTCAACGAAATCACGGCCGACCTAACCGAGCGATTCTCTGGTCAGGCCGCTAGAGCCGCCCAAACCTATGCCGGACAATTGGCCATCCTTGGCGCAGCAGCCGATGATGCGCAAGAAATCCTTGGCGAAAAGTTGGTCAAGGCTGTTTACATACACCGGTAACGTGGCTTTGGGTCTGGCCGATATTATCAAGCAAGTCAAAACCCTAGGCGGTCTAGTATCCGGTGGCCCTAGCGGTCGAGACCTAGTTCAAGCCATTCCGGTAGTCGGATCGTATTTAGAGATTCTTCAGGCACGAGGTGGCCGTCAATCCTCAGCCGAGTCTGCCAAGGCAGCAGCCATAGCCAGAGCCAATGCCAAAGAGCAAGCCATGTTGGCTACTCGCAACTTCCGCACTCAAAAGCGCACTACCACGGAAATCGAAAAGCAAAACAAACTCAAGAAGACAAGCGTGGATCTTGAGAAGCAAAAACTGGCTGAGGCTGGCAAGATGTTTGATGATGAGCGCATCAGCATCGCGGCCGCACTCAAAAATGAGTCACTTGATCGCAATGAGATCCTAAGGCTGGAACTCAAGAAGGCACTTATCAACGAGAATGCCGACCGAGCCGAGAAGTTGGCAGACCAACTCAAGTCATCCCAGCGTGAACTTTCAGCCCTAGCAAACTTCAAGGCTTCCAACCCATTCCAAGAATGGGAGGATGCTTTGGCTCGTATTAGAGCCGGCATGGCTTCTATCGGTGCGCCAGTCACCTCGGTAACACCTCAGGGAACTGTGTCGGGCCAGCAACCCCTTATAACGTCACCCTTGGCTACGCCTCAACTGGTAATGCCTTACACCAGCACAGAGAACATGCTTGATGGCGAGACCCCAGCACCAAAAGTAAACAGCACCGTCAATGTCTATGTATCCGGCACAGGCGGCCTTGATGATCAGGCAAAGCGCGATGTGGTTGATGCTGTGGTGGAGGCTTCGTCCTACGGCCTTGCAACAGGATGGTTCAGAACTGTGGGAGTAACGCCAGCGTGACCTACCCCATACAACTGACGGTCTCATTCGACTTCACCAGCGGCCCTTCCTTTGACCCTCCATTCCTCAGTGGCATCAGCCAACTCGGCATCGGAGTTATGGGTGCTGGTGGTACTGCTTCGCAAGTAGTCGATCTCACGAGCCAGACCATCAGCATCAACATCCGGCGTGGCCGAGACCTTACGCAAGATAAGTTCAACCCCGGCACAGCCACGGTGCGAGTCATCGACCCCAACGGTGACTGGAATCCTCAGAACCCGGCATCGCCTTACTTTGGGTTATTGCAGCCCCTTCGCAAGTTGGTTGTGGCCGGTACTTATAACGCAG